GTCGGGGGCCTCGGGGGATTTTCGCAGTTTCGAGTGTACTAAGGTGTGCTCTCCTCTAGCCCGATGAAGCCTCGTTCCACCCTCCGTGGGGAGGTCGTCAACAAGGCCCGCCTGGCTTTCATCATGGGTGTCACCATTAGGGTGGTCGAAGGCTGGGTGGCGCAGGGCTGTCCGGTGCTCAAAGCCGCGACTGGACGTGGTGACGACTGGGAATTTGCTACTGCGCAGGTAATCGACTGGCTTCGCAAGGGCATGAAGCCGGAAGGAGAGGTCATTGACCTCAATGCTGAGCGCGCTCGCTTGGCTAAAGAGCAGGCCGATGGGCAGTCGCTGAAGAATCAGGTGGCTCGTGGCGAGCTTCTCCCGGCAGAGACAGTTGAGAACACCTGGATGTCGGCCATTGGCCGCTGCAGAGCGCTGCTGCTCGGCATTCCGACCTCTAGTGCTGGCCGCATTGTTCTACTCGCTCGGCAGAATGAGGGTGCCAAGGACGCTGAGCGCGAGGTTCGTGAGCTGCTGACCAGCATGATCGATGGTGCGGTTGCAGAACTGAGCAACACGAACTTCAACGAGATCGTCGAGGACGAGGACGAGGCATCCAGCGACGGTGCAGCGGCCTGATTTGACCAGATCTCAACGTTCCATCATCTTGGCGTTCGCTCTTTACCTGCCACTGCCGCTTCAGGCCGCTACTTCCATGGGTAATGGTGAGCCTGGCGACCGAGGCATCTCAGGTCCCGGCAATGGCTCTGGTGGCGGGTGCTTGGCTTGTACGTCTCAGCAGTACCTATCGCCATCCGATCTCTGGGATAGGACGATGCAGGCCTATAATGGGGCCAAGGGCGCTGATAGCGGTGGTCAGTCCGGTCGCACACCTAGTTCCAGCGCAGTAGGTCCTGGCGGCACTCTCGGCGGTGGTGTCTGAGATAGACCAGACCACTCCGCTCAAGAAAGAGCGGATCGACCCGGCCATCGCCAAGTCCCTGCGCAAGGCATTCCAGGTCTGGAAGCCGCCCAGCCGGGAGAAGCCATCCAAGTGGATGGAACGCGAGTACGTCATCTCCTCAGAGGAGAGCGCTGAGCCCGGCAAGTACTCATTCGGCCGCTACGCCTACCTGCGCGACGTGGTCGACTGGTTCGCCGATCCCGACATTGAGATGGTGGCGCTGCCCAAGGCGGCACAGACCGGGTGGACCACGGTGTTCACCGGGTTCGTTGGCTCGATCATCGAGAACGACCCGTGCCGCGTGCTGGTGGCGATGCCGACCCAGGACGAGGCCGAGGTGTGGTCCAAGGACCGGCTTGAGCCCAACCTGGCTGCTACGCCCACCCTGCGTCACAAGATGCGGCCAGCGAAGTCCAGGGACGGCAACAACAAGATCCTGCACAAGCGCTTCCCTGGTGGATCGCTCAAGATCGTAGGTGCGAACAGCTCTACGGGACTTTCGTCATGGCCTGCTAAGTTCGCAATGGCCGACGAGGTTGATCGCTATCCGCTATCAGCAGGTGGCGAAGGCGATCCGATCTCGCTCTTACGCAAGCGTCTCCAGACTTGGCTCGCGCGCGGCGGCAAGCTGGGTCTGGGCAGCACGCCAAAGGTCGAGCAGACCTCGATTATCTGGCACTACTACACACTAGGTGACCAGCAGCGCTGGTTCGCCAAGTGCCCGCATTGCGGTGAGCATCAGACGCTGGAATGGGAGCGTCTCCAGTGGGACGATAGTCGCCCATCCACGGCGCACTATGTCTGCGAGTTCGGCGGCTGCGTCTGGACTGACCTGGATCGGCTGGTGGCGGTCTCGCGCGGGGAATGGCGCGCTACCTGTGACGATCCACAAGACACCAAGATCCGCTCCGCCTGGATCGATGGCCTGCTGTCACCTCACGTAACCCATGCTGAGCTCGCGACCAAGTGGCTGGCGTGTGAGTCCGACGAGCAGAGGCAGGCTTTCGTCAACCTCTATCTCGGTCGTCCATGGCGAGTTAAGGGCGATGCTCCGGAGTGGCAGCGTCTATACGATCGCCGTGAGAGTTGGCAGGACAATCGCCTGCCTGCAGGTGCGCTATTCCTGACCTGCGGCGTCGACGTCCAGAAAGACCGCCTCGAGGCCCGCGTTTGGGGCTGGGGTCGTGGCCAGCAGTGCTGGCTGGCTGATGTGCGGGTGATCCAGGGCGATCCTTATCGCGCTGATACCTGGGTCAAGCTGGATGAGCTGCTCGCCAGCACTTGGCAGCACGAGAGCGGTGCAGCCATGGGCATCGCTAGGCTGGCGATCGACTCCGGTTATGCCGCCAGCGAAGTCTACAAGTGGTCGCGTCGCTACTCGCGCCAGCGGGTGATCGTGGTCAAGGGCGCCCCGGATGCATTCCGGCAACCTATTGGTGCACCCACGCTAACAGAAGTTGTGGGCCTCAAGCGCAGCCGCGCTGGCGTCAAGGTTGCTCCGGTAGGCAGCGGCCACATCAAAAGCATGCTCTATGGCTGGCTGCGTCTCGATACACCGATCGATGGCGACACCTTTCCGCCTGGCTATGTCCATCTGCCGAAATGGGCTGATGACGAAGAGCTAAAGCAGCTAACGGCTGAAGAATTGGTGCATGAGCGCGCCAAGGGTGGGTTCAAGCGCAGCGTGTGGACCAAGACCCGTGAGCGCAACGAGGCGTTGGACTGCTTTGTCTACGCCTATGCCGCTGCCTCGCACATGCAGATCAATCGTTTCACCGAAGATACCTGGCAGATGTACGAGGCCGCGCTCAGCGCTTCGGTCGAGGTCACTGCCCAGCCAGATTCGGAGCTGAAGCCGCCGGTGCCGAAAGCTGCGCCAGCTAATCCAGCTCCGTCCGAGCCGCTCCCGGCCCGTGTTGTTGGTCCTCCGCGGGCCGGGGGCGACTACGACGATGGCCCGCGCCGGCCACGCTACTTCGGACGTCGCTGATGAGTGATCCTCTCTGGACTCAAGAGCAGCGCGATATCCTTGCGGCGCATATCGCCCGTGGTGTCACCAGGGTCCAAAACGGTGATCAGGTCGTCCAATACGGCTCGATCGCCGAGATGATGTCGCTGTTGGACCGGATCGACTCAGCGCTCAGTAATGCTGCTGGTACTCGCCGCGCTACCGTCAGCTACATGCGCATGCCTTATCGCCGCTTTGGCGGTCCTTGGTGAATGTATCATATCAATCGCATTCCGCCTCGAGACCTAGAGAAAAAAGCGCAATACATGCGTGAGGACGGCTTTGAGCTTTATGGCGAGTTCAAGCAGGTCGACGGGGACAAAGTCCTGTGTGCCTGGTGGACGCCGGGTAAGGACTCAATCGTTTTCACCTTGAACGAACACGAGATCGGCGTGTTACGCCAGCTAGGCCGGAAAGTCTGGCTTCCGGAAGTAGATTGAACTTTCTCGACCAACTAATCGGTTTTCTTAGCCCCAGCGCCGGCCTTCGTCGGGCGGAAGAGCGCGCTCGCCTGAACAAGGCCAGTGCATCGCTCGGTAAGCGCTATCAGATCGACGATCCCTCATGGTCGCAGAATGGATCTGGCGCGCATACGGGCCCGGATGGGCTGGCCGGACCATCTGCCCGTCGCCTGCGCGAGGACGCGCGCTGGCTGGTCGAGTGGAATGCCTATGCTGGCCTCTCGGTAGAGGAATGGGAGACCCACGCAGCGCCGATGTCGGTGCGTGCCATGGTCGACAATAAGAATCCAGAAGCCAGCCGCGCGGCCAACGAGGTCATTGATACCCTATGGTGGGAGTGGAGCCTAAAGGCCGACTTCTACGGGATCACCGACTTCGATGGTCTGCAGCAGATCGCGGTTCGCAATCTGGTTGTCGACGGTGGAGTGCTGGTTCGCAAGCGCCGAGTGTCGCCCAGCCTGAATATCCCCCTGTCGTTCCAGATCCAGCTGCTCGAGGTCGATTACCTCGACGATAGCCGGGATCATTTCGACAAGCAGACCGGACGGACGGTGCTAGGCGGGGTTCAGTTTGATCGTGATGGCCGCCGCACGGGCTACTGGATCCACCGGCAGCACCCTAGTGCTAGAGCACTATGGGCGGGACAGCCATCGGTGTTCGTGCCCGCAAATGAGATGCTCTTGGTATTCGATCCGCTGCGCGCTGGTCAGCAGATCGGCCAGACCCGGCTGAAGTCGGTCCTGCAGCGCTTCAAGGACATCGACGGCCTGGAAGACGCCGAGTTTAAGCGCAAGCAGGCAGAAGCTTGTCTCGTGGCTACTGTCACCGACACGTCGCCTGACTTCGAGCCGGCGCCGCCGGTGGCCGGAACTGGCGGCATTGCAACGCACGATGGCAAATCGGTCGCTCCCTCGGTCACTGACTATCGTGGCCGTAGGATCGAAGAGATCGAGCCCGGAATGTTCATCTACGGACCGCCGGGGCGTGACATCAAGTTCAATCAGCCGAACCCGAACCCCGGATTCTCAGAGTACTTGGTATCGCAGCTGCGCGGCGGCACCGCGGGCATGGGCGTCAATTACGAGCACGGCACTGGCGATCTGAGCAGGGTCAACTTCTCCTCGTCCAGGATGGGTGAGAACCACTTCAAGCGCCGGGTTCGCAAGCTACAGAACAAGACCCTGCAGCCACAGCTGCTCCGGCCAGTCTACAATGACTGGTTTATCGCCGAGGCACAGGCGCAGAACCGGATCCCCGCTGGCCGGGTGTGGAGCAAGTGGACGCCGCCGCGTTGGGACAGCATTCAGCCGCTGGATGACGCTCGCGCCGATCTGCTCGACATGCGCTCCGGCGCCAAGACCTTTGGCCAAGTATGCGCCGAGCGTGGCCTCGATCCTGTCGATCAGATGCGAGAGATGGCCGAGTATCAAAGGCTATCTGACCAGCTTGGCCTGCGCCTGGACAGTGATCCGCGCCATCGGACCAGCAATGGCAGCCCGGTCGGACCTGATGCTGCTGCCGCAGCGCAGAGCAATGCTGCAAATCAAGGCGACGATCCGAACCAGGAGCCGCCTGAGAACAATGCGACCGATTCTGACGATCCCGGAAAGGCCCGGATCTTCTCCCTCTACGAGAGGCGCTGAGATGGAAACACCGAAGCTCGACAATCGAATGGTTGAGGGCAGGCCTGCCCCTGATGTGCAGGATCACGTCCGTGCCATCGGACCACACGAGCATGCATGGGTGTTCCAGGGCACCGGCAAGGAAGGCGGCCAGTATCAGGTTTGTGACCGCTGCAATACCCGTCGCGTGGTGGGCGTGCCTTTCGGCAAAGCCAGCCACAAGGCGTGGCTGGAGGGGCGTGGCGAGTGGCCGGCTCAGAAGGAAGGAGCTGCTGCCACGAGCACTCAGATCAAGGACGAGAGGAAGGCGGCAAAGGTCGAGGCCAAGGAAATCAAGGCTGAAGCCAAGGCGGAGGCCAAGGCCGCCAAGGTCGATACAGTCGATGAGGTCGTTGAGCCGGCGCTGGATCCAGAGCCTATGGATCCAAGCGCTGCGGAAGTGACGCTGCGTCGTGGTCCTGGTCGGCCGAGGAAGCTCTGATGAAGGCTGAAATGCCGCTCCTCCTTAGAGAGGGCGCAGTCAGGCCGAAGAGCTTCAATGAGGAAGAGCGCACGGTCGAAATGGTCTGGACGGCGGGAGCCAAGGTCCGCCGTCGCGACTGGGAACAGGGCGAGTTCGATGAGGAGTTGGTTGTCTCGGAAGAGACCATCGACATGTCTCGTCTGGGCTCTGGCGCCGCTCCTCTCCTTGAGGCTCACAACACCTTTGAGCTGCGCAATGTAATCGGCGTGGTCGAAGAGGCCTGGATTGCCAGAGGCCGGCACGGCATGGAAGGCCGCGCCCGAGTCCGCTTCAGCAAACGTGCTGATGTCGACCCGATCCTGCAGGACGTGCGTGATGGCATCATCCGCAATGTCTCTGTCGGTTATCGTGTGTCCGAGTGGCAGCGCAAGGACCGCAAGGACGATGTCCCTCTCATGCGCGCCACGCGCTGGGAGCCGCATGAGCTTTCGTTGGTGCCGATCGGTGCGGACGGCGCCGCCCAGGTCAGGACTCATCAAGGTGATCTGACCTTCCCCTGCATTATCCGCGCCGAGGGCGAAAGCTCTCACCTCGAGGAGACTACAATGGCGAAGTCCGCCGAAAAGGGCGCTTCGGTGGATGACACCGAAGCTCCCGAGAAGAACGCCCCTGCGATCGACCCGGCCAATCCCGATCCGGTTCCGACCGAGCCCGGCCCGACGCCCGGCCCGAACCCGAAGCCGGTTCCGCCGGCTCCGCCGCTCATCGCCCCTACTGCTCCCGGCCCGATCCAGGAGCAGGACAAGGACGAGGACGAGGAGAAGGCTGAGCGCGCTCTAGCGCGCGGCATGGAACTCGAGCGTCGTCGCATCAGCGCGATCGACACCGCGTGCCGGTTCTACCGCTTTCCCGACGCCGAGCGGCAGAAGCTGATCTCGGGCAACGTCTCAGTTGAGGATGCGCAGCGCAGCATCCTGGACTGGGCGCACAAGCAGCAGGAGCCGACCCAGGTGACCTCCATCCACTACGGCGTGTCGCGCGATGAGGGCGAGACGCGGGGGCAGGCTCTGACCGAGTCTTTGCTTCATCGGACCAACCCACAGCAGCACAAAATGACCGACCTCGTTCGCGAGAACGGCTATCAGCGGCTCAAGCTGGTCCAGATCGCTGAGGAGTGCCTCAGCTTCGCTGGAGTAAAGCATCGCGGAATGAGCGATTTCCAGATCATTGATCTGGCGCTCAAGCCGGCTCAGGTCCGCATGGGTGGGATGCACACGA